TTTTAAAAATTCTGGATGGAATGTAAGGGTTTCATTAGGTGCCGCAACCCCATCAGATTCCCAATATCCTATTGGTCCTCTAAAAGTTTGCTTGTAGTCTCTTGGTCCTTCTATTTCCCATTCTATTTCATAAACATGTTGGTGCCACCAATTATCCCAAATAACATGAGGGTCTTTACAATCATTAAATGTAAATTTAGCTTCATCCCAACTTTGTGGTAATGAAGTACACTCTAAAATCAGAGGCGCGCCTACTGGAATATCATAATGCCCAAAAAGATTATCATTCCAAACATTTTTACTTACACTATAATACTCATCATAAAATTTTTCAAAGTCATTTATTAAAATCTCATTTTCATGTTGCGCATTATTTAAACTACCAAACTCATCTAGCTCTACTCTACCATGTCCTGTTGATGTTATTAAAATATCAGAATCATTTACAAGAGCATAACTTTCTATATAAAGTTGTTTATTTTTTGGAAACATTTCAAAATCAACTACTTTACCTTCATTTAAAAAAACAATAGGCTGTTGATTATTCCAAACATTTAAGTTTTTTTGATCGAAAAAGTCTCCTTCTCCGGTAATGTCATATATTTTAGCCTGTAGTGGTAAATATTCTTTTTGAAGTTTGTTTTTAAGACCGTATAATTTTATTAATACCTCTTCTGGAGTAAAATCAAAAGTTTCTTCAACTTCAGGAATATCCCATTCATCAAATTCACCAGTAGGAGTATTTAATTTATAAACTAGAGAAAATCTACTAGTTTTTTTCATAGTCGAAGAGGGTAAATTAAACTTTTTTCTCTTTTTATAAGAAAAACCAGCATTTGCATCTGGAACTGAAACTGCTTTTAATTTTCCAAAACTATCGCTATCTTGATTTATATTTAACCAATATTCTTTTAGGGTAATATTGTTATAACCAAAAAAGTCAATGGCATTTAAAACAGCTTTGTAAGTTCCTACAAATGGTTTAATGTTGTGCAATTCTAAAAGAAGCTCTCTTCTTTTTTGATTTAATAATATATGGTCTACACCGTACTCTTTAATATCATGCTCTTTGAACATAATAAAATCTCCATCATCTAAACTTGCGCCAAAATTTTGAAGAAGAACTTTAAGTCTTTCATCTTCTCCGACAGTTTCACCATATACAAATATTTCTGCTATAATTGAATTGTCAGTTTCATCTACTATTCTTAAAATTCTTTCATGTCTATTTTCTTCTGATGAGTTTAAAGCAATATTAACTTGCATAGCATTGTTAATATAATTAGAAACTTGCTTTAAACCAGTGTTGTCTATACTTAAAATATTAGTATGGTCTAAAGTTCCTATACTTAAAGAATCTAATTGATTAATTTTAATAACTTTATCCTCTAATTTAGTACTATAAAAGAAAATATCTTTACTAGAATATCTATTATCCGCCCATTCAAATCTAAACTTTGTACCACTAGCATTATTAGGTTGAGAAATTGGAGTACCCCAAATAATATTTCCAACAGAGTCTCTTTGTTCTTCTAATATAAATATATTTGCAGACTCATATAAACCAGTAGAAACTTCTTGTAAATGAACACTGCCTCTCAGTATACCATCTATTACATCTTCTTCTAAATTGAGTTCATTTTCTACTCCATTAAAAAATCTTAAATAGGGATAGCTAGCCATTATCTTATATTATTATCATCTTTATGAACTGTATAATTTTTCCAGTTCTTCATTTTTCTTATTTGTTTAATTGTATTCATGTAATAATCTTGCATGAATTCAATAAACTGAGTCATTGTTTCATTTCTAAAAATATGCGAAGACACTTTATTTCTTATTAGGTCTTCGCTATAATCATAACCCATGTATTTACGACTATCTTTTCTACGTTTATGATAGTCATATCTATTTTCTCTTCTGTATTTGAATAAATCGTCGTATAAACCCATTATAATGCTCTTCTATTTCCAGCTTGAATTCTGCTATAAATTGTTCTAGGTACAGGTGGGTTATCAAAATAAACTGATAAACTAGCCATTTCATTAGTAGAAGGCTCGTCTTTTACATAATTACCGTCTCTATCTTCCCATCCTCCTCTAAATAATGCAACTTCGTCTTTATCTAAGATAATATCTCCATACCTATCTAAACCTATTTTATCATACCAAGCTTTTATTACTTCTTCGCTACCAGATACGGGTATTAACATATCTGGCTGGTCTAAAGTTACTTTTTTAATTTCTTCTGTTCTCTTAAAAAATATAAGTCTCTTTTGTTCTCCATCTTTACCGAGGAGCTCGGGAGTTGTGGGGGTAACTGTGACTTGTTTATATGTATAATATCCATTTCTTCTGGCCTCTTCTTCGACGCTAGAAACAAACTGCACGTTTACGGCATCAACTCCCTCTATCCCCTCGATTAAAGCAACTATATCACTTTTAGGGAGTTTGTCTCTTCTAACTATCTTTATTAAATAGTTACTTATTGCCGCACGTACATCATTAAAAATATCTTCTTGTTTATGACCTTCAAACCAACGAATAGAAATGTCCATTCTATATTTTATGCCTTTAGGTTCTACAAACACTGCTTCACTTGTTACCATTTGTTGTCCACTATTCTCTATTACCCCTAAGAATCTGTCTGTTTCGTCTTTACCGAAGAAAAACTCTTCTTCTGGAACTGAAAAATAATCTGTTCCTTTTAATAATCTTTTTTCTAAATCTGGAATTGCAAAAATATAAATGACATTATCATCATCTAAATACCCATCATCTGTAGTATTATACGCATCTAAATAACTAAACTGCGCATATTTACTTAAAAAGTATTCATAGTTATCAGGATTAGCCAAAACAAAACTTTTACTAGCCATCGGAGTCATAAGTTTTGTAAATTCTGTACTTTCAGGATCAGCTCCCATAAAAGGCGCTACTAAGGTTTCAGTGTCTAATAATTCGTTTAAGTCATAATCTTCTCCGGTAGAATCTTTCCCTTCATCAAGCCATTGAATTTTTAAATCACCTGCCTGGTTTAAATTACCTAAAGCACCTTCGCATTTAAGATATTCTATTTCTATTGAAGCTCCATTTTGAGGAATTACACCAAAATTACCTGTACCAAAATAAAAATCTATTCCACCACTAATACCAGTTTTGACTAAAACTCCTTTATCAGTAGGTCTCATTTCATAAAGACTATCAAATTTAGTCCATTGCTCTCCATTTACAGAAACTTTACATAAATTGTGGTCTGTTGTTCCATTTGTTTTAATATTAAAACTTTGCATAGGTTCTCCTGTTCCTGTAACCGTTTGTCTATCTAATTCTCCTTGCATAATACTTGCTTGAACCCACCCATTATTTGATTTTGGTAAAAGAAATTCTTCTTTTTGGGTTCTTAAAAAATATGTTAAACCGTTATTTTCATATTGTATTTTAGTATTTACGGGAATTATTAAGTTACTTCCAGCAACATCATCAGTTACACCGGGTTTCCATCTAAATCTAATTTCTCCTGTTGCAGAAAAACCTCTAGTCGGGTCATGTCCTGTAAGTCTAGCCATACCATATATAGATTCTGGTTGCTGAGCAGTATATACATTTTGTTCTACAACAGAGTCTTCTATGTAAAACATTAATAGTTCATTAAGTTCAGAAACAACTTCCATTAATTGAGCAAAAGGAGAAGCTACTGTAAAAAAGTCTCCACCTCTTTCATAAACTCTAGAAAGATAATTTGAAGAGTCTTCAAATATTTGCTCTGCTGTAGCCCTTGCCTTCTTTAAAAATTTAAACTCTGTCATTATTTTTTATTTTTATTCAATTAATACACCAACTTGATATTGAGAGTCTATTAATATATTTAACATAGCAACATCTCTTATTTCGCCTTTAGTAAATTCTACCTTTACCTGCACATCATATTTATCAGCAAGAGGACAATAATCTTCTAATTGAGTATTTATTTCTGCTACTATTTGTTGTTCATTCCATTGAAAATCATATATCATATCTTCAAGACTAGCCCCAAAATAAGGCGATCCCAAAACTTCACCCTTATTTGTAAATAATATAGTCTCTATTTGTGTCATTAAAGCCTTTATTTCATCTCCAATGTGAACTACACTACCATCATAATTTGGGTCTTCAGCCGTATTAATATATAATTCCATTAATTATTTATCTATTTTTTATGAGTGAAACATCCAATCGACGCCTTCATCTCCTTTAATTTCTTCTTTTACAGCCTCTAATTCGCTATCTCCCATATCTTTGATACCATCATAATTTATTTCAACCCCTCCTGGTAATGAGAATTGAAATACCGAAAGCTTAGAACCTATTGCTATTTTAACTTGCGCACAAACATATCTAAAAAAGATTTCATCATCGTAAAGCGCACAATTTGGGATGCTTTCGTAAATTTCTAAAATTACATCTCCTTTAGGAGTATCTCCCATAAATTTTAATTCTCCAGTAAGTCTAGAATAATGAAAGCTTAACGGATTTTCAAGAATTTGCCTAGCCATATCGAAATAACTATTATTAATTACATAATACTGCAATTCTTCCGCAGATTGTGCAGCACCTGTTCCTTGATATGAATTAGCAAAAAACATTTTTTCAATTGCAAAATCATTTCCTGCTGTAAATCTAAGGTCTAGACCGCTTCCAGTACCTCCCCATCCAGAAGAAAGGTCGTACACCCCGTATATAGAAAAAACCTCATTAGAACCATCTTCCAATTCCGGTGGAAAATTAAGAGTCCTAGTGGCTTTAAAAGGATCGCTACTAAAAACGGTTTTTGGAACATGAAAGTAGTTTTCTCTTAAACTATATTCATAATTTTTTCTAAACCACTTTACAGCTCTTTTGATTATGTTCTTAACCTCTTGCGGAGGTAAATTTATAGGAACCATACAGGCTCCCGTTATTTCAGATGCAACCTCATCTATAAACGCCTGCTCACATCCTTTTTCGTAGAATTTTGGGTTGTTTAAAAATTTATCGCTTCCATCTCTTATAATTCCCATGTTTATTTTAATATTTTTTACTATTTATCATTTCGGTTTTTTCAAACTCAGCATTTGGTCCTGTTTTCCCATGTCTAAATATACCACCAATCATTCTACCATCAAACATAGTGTCCCATTGATAAACATAACAATTTGTTAATTGGCACGTCTTATTAATATAACAAGACTCTACTTTTGAATCTTTTACCTGAGTACCTTGGTATAAATTACATCTGCAAATATTTACAGAATTTAATTCACTTCTAAAAAAATCACAATGCTCTAAAGTACCTGTAATTTTACAATCTACAAAGTCGTAATACTCTAAATCAAAACAATTATTTAATTCACCACCATTTACTTGAACTCTACCTATATCACTATCATAGTTAATAGCTCCTTTTTTTAAACCACCATGGCTTAAAAGTTTTATAACCTTCGACTTTATTTTATCCCAATAAAGGTCTATTATTTTAGGATGGTGTTTTAAGTCTACTGTTAAATCTATTTCTGGGTAATAATCTTTAATCTTAGTATGGTCAGCCATTATAGCAATAAATGGATGGTTTTTATTAAGAATTCTTTTTAGCTCTATAAGATTAAGATCGGTATATTTAGAATTGTTGCTAGTGTCCCATAATTGCATAAAAAACCGGTCAAGTAAATATAAAATATTAGAGGTTTTTTTATGATAATCTTTTCCTCCAATATATCTAAACTCTAAATATTCTTGAGCTAATTTTTGAAAATTAACTCCATAGTATTTTTCTCTTGGAAAATCAAAAACATGTGGGTTGATATTTTGCCCATTAAAATAATTTGCCTCTATTTTAGGCATTATCCATTTTATAGACTTAGCATAAACACTATCCTTTCTTTCAGGAAACATTTTATAAACTTCGCGTTCATTAAATGTTAATACAAATTTAAGAGGGTCCATTTTAGAAATTAAACTGGGTTTTTTAGTTATTTTAGGATCGAAACTTAAATTTAAGTGTATCGAACTTTTATCTGTTGTATACCCGTTATTATCAATCCAATTAAGAACGTTGATAATCATTATTCTTGCCTCTTTATAGGGAAGTGCTCCAGTGACCAGCTCTACTAAGCCTTTTCCACCAGACATATCCGGCTCAAGCTTAAACTCTTTATCGGTAGGTTTAAAATCGCTATGCGCTTTATCTTCTATTCTAATTTTCTTTTTAAGTAGTTCTTTTAATTCTTTAGCAACATCTTCTACTTTTTTATCAGAATAAAACTCAAACTCTACACCAACCAATCCTGCTAATAGGATTTCCTCTTTACTTATGTCTTTTGTAATTTGATATGTGAGCATGTAACAAGTATTATTTCTTTATATATCATGATAATCTAATAATACAATACACTATTACTCTATAGTTAAATATAATCAAAATAAACGACAAATAAAAATCTGGTGTAAATTATTTTTGTAATTTTAAGAAAATCTTTTTAGTTTCTTTTTCTATCCGAGTTATTATAACATTTATTTTATGTTTTGGTTTGTAAGCCTTTAAATCTTCAGCATTTTCAAATTCACTTACATGTAATAAACCGACAACACCTTCTTCAATTTCTATGAATAAACCATAGTCTTTACAAGATTTTACAGTTGCAGAAACCTCTAGTGGAACTTTATATTTAGAATCAACATTATCCCACGGGTTAATTCTAATTTCATCTTTTTGAGTCAATGTTATTTTTTCATTTGAAATAATGTCCTTTATTTTAAAAGTTATTTCTTCTCCAGGAATTATTTCTCTGTTTTTATGTCTAACTAAAGTATCTCCATCTAAATCATTTATGTGAATCATTCCAGTAAGACAATTATTAAACTCACAAAAAACTCCATATTTTGCAGAACCAGTAACACTTCCTTTAATATCCGCTGTTAAATTATTTTTAAGGTCTTCTATTGTTTCAGGTATTAAAGTTTTAAGATATGCCCTATGCGAAACAACAATTGTTCCTTTTTCTTTTGAATAACTTACTGGAACAACATAAAGGTCTTTGTCTAACACTGAAGAAAAGTCATGTAGTTTATTAATACCTGCAAGACTTCCTGGCATAAAACAGTCAATACCTTTTATGTTAACCATATATCCAGCCTCTTCCATCATTTTTTTAACATTTCCAATCCATGCAGTGTCTTGTGTTTCAATAGCACTATACATTTCTTGGAAAGTTTTTCTTCTCATCCCTTCAGTAATACTTCCCTGTAAAGGTTGACTATCAATATCCGGATCTGAAACAACAGTTACTTCACATTCTGAACCATATTCCAATGCTTGAACTAAAATAGGGTCTTCTTTGTCTAAATTTACAAAAACAAGCTGTCTATAACCTATGTCTACAGTAGCTATATTTTCTTTTTTAGAATAAATTTTACCGGAATACTGTACTCCCTGCTCGACAGTAGAGATTATGTCATGTTCTTCCATGTGCCCAATCATTTTATTGTATGTTTCTTGAGCATAAGGCTCTCTACAAAATACTTTATGGCTTGGGTCTTTAACTTTAATGTGGGGGTTTGGGGTTCTTAATACTTTAGGACATGTTGCTTCATATCCCTCCCAATCGAAATTGCCGTCAGCATCGAAGAAGTCAGCATTAGATTTTAATTCAATCATTTTATTTTTTTTAAAGTGTTCGTTAATTATATATCTATTTAAAATGTGGTATTATATTATCATAATAAAATATTATGTTATGGTTATTACGGAAGGAATAGGAGCGGCTAATCCTATTTTTACAGGAGCAGCATTTGGATATGCTCCACAGATAATTACACCAGAAGGTACAACAATATCAATATCCGCCAGTTTTATTTGAGTATTTATTGCTATAGCTAAATCAGGTATAATATCTTCTCTTAACCAATTACATATCTGTTTTGATATTTCTTTTGAGGATAGGGTTGCCTCTTCTTTCCAAGCCTTCTTTTTAGCCTCTTCTGGGTCTATTCCTGGTGCCATTAGGTTTTCTTCTCCCCATTTAGCCATTTTTTTATTTACGTCATATATTCCACCAGAAGGAGTAATTAAATCTTCTGATTTAAAATTACCGGTGATAAAATCATTATTTCTTATAGAAGCTAAATCTCCTCCTTCTAATCTTTTTTGTAAAAGTTCTTCTTTTGAAGTTATGATAGCTTTTAAAGCCTCTTTTAATATTGTGTTACTTAATGCCATTTTTTATTTATTGAGTTTTACTTACTTGACTTAATTCTGTACTTGTTAAAGGTACTAAAGGCGGTGATGTTGGTAGTCCAAAACCAATTGCCGAATGGGTATGTGTATTAAAAAGAGTTTGAAAAGTATTTCCCTTTATAAGTGATTCCATTGCATTTTCTCCTAATTCTACTTTAGGACTATTAATATGAACTTTTTGTGCTATGACTTCTACATTTGCTGAAGTCTCTACAGTTATATTATCTTCAGAATTTACGTTTATGGTTCCAGTTGCTTTTACTTCAACTTGACCTTCTGTAAAAACGTATATTTTATTTTCAGCATCTAATTGAATCAATGGAGATTCTTTTGCCCCCGATCCTGTTGTAATTACTAAACCATCTTCTGGACTCCAATAGACTCTTAAATTTCTTTCTGCATCATATACTAAAGATATACAATCTTGTGCAGCTCCACTAGATTCTAAAATATCAGCTTTTAAATCAACATTCTGATCAATTTGATAAAAATATTCTGGATGATATATGTCTCCATTATCAAATCTTACGGCAACAATATCTCCTATTCTAGGAACTGCATGTGCTCCTGGAGTTGACCTATTTGCAGGAGTAGCCCATGGAATATTTTCTGCAGAAATAGTATCAAACTTTCCAAAAACTTTAACTTTTATTCTACCATTAAAATTAGGATCGTCATTATCTAACACCTCACCCAACCAATGAGTATCCCTTAAATTATCTGTAATTAAATCTTCTACGTTCATAGTATATTTATCTTAATTTTCTGACCACTCTCTAAGAGTTTTTTCAATTTCTTCTGAATAGTTTAAATATAATTGCACATCTTCCGGGGAGTCGCATATTTCTCCTTTAATAATTCTTAAACAAAATGCTTTGATTTTTTCTCTAGTTTCTTCGTCCATTATTCATTTACGTTAGTTGAATCTAGGGGAGTTTCGCTGCTTTTAGGTGGAAACACATTATTTGGCGCAAGTGGTGCTTCAGGTTGCGAAGATGTTATTACATTTTCAGGTGATAAAGGAGCCTCCGGTTGTGAAGGGTCTATTACATTTTCAGAAACGAGTGGAGTTTCAGTTTGCGATTCTGGGAATATATTAAATGGTTGTAAAGAGCCTTTTACGGTTTCTGTTTCTTTTTTAACTAAATCAATAAGACCATTAAGACTTCCAGCAGATAAAGCATCTTGTATATTTGAAAGTGTATTTACACCGTAAACATTACCTAATAAAAGTGCTCCTACTTTATCAGCAACAAATCTTCTTGCTGCACCCTCTGCTGCTGCAGCAGCATCATCTAATAGATTTTCTCCGGCAGCTTTTGCACCTTCTACTATTTTATCTTCTAAATTTTTTAAAAACTTTTCTCTACCTTCAGGACTTGCTGCTTCTTTTACTCTATCTTTAAAACCTCCTATTTTTTCTTTTGTTTTTCCAATAAATGAGGTTTCTATTGGTGTTAAACCAGATTTGGTTGAAGTTAAAGAATCTGCTCTTCCACTAACATTGTCTCCATAACTAGCGGCAGGAGGAGGGTTATCTTGACCCGGTTGAGGTCCTACTTCAGTTTGAGATATTTTATTTTCAGCAATTGTTCCTTCAAACGCGTTTAAATATTGTTTACTGTAATATTCTATAATTTGATAACCTATTTCTAGTGCAACACCCTCTATAAGTTTAGGTTCAGCATTACTTATTCCAGCAAAAATTTCTGTAGCAGAATCTAATTTAAAAGAGCATTTTTTGAATTTTACCATAAAGTGTGCCTTTGCAGATCCAGCTATGCCTGTATTTATTTCAAAATGTTTTCGAGGGTCATTTGAAAAATCACTTTTACCGTGATTAGTTACATCTGGCCTTCTTTTAGTTATTCTTCTAGCGTCTGATACTACGATATACATGTCAAAATACGTCATATTACTTGGTAAAACTCTACACCATCTTTTTAAATCTAATACAACATCTCTATACATATCTACTAAACCAGTTATTAATAGATCGGTAGATTCTAACATTTTAAATTTAATTACAGCGTCATCTCCTCCTCTAAAGTTTTTCTTTAAATCAAATCCTTTAAAAGCATTATCTAAACCTTCCATTTCTTGGAAACACCATGGCATTTCCATAACAAGTTTTCTAAAGTTATTTGTAAATCTTTCTAATTTTTCAGCTCTTGCAACATCTCCTAAAGTATCTTTTAAAAATTCAACAGCCATTCCGTTAAATAATTTAGAATGATGCCAATCAATCATTATGAAAAAAGAAGTATAAGTCGGATCGTGAAATTGATGCTGAGTATAACTTTTCTTTTGAAACTTATTTTTTAGCCAGTCTTTTTTACCTGGTGTTTTATCTGGTTCTGTAGTCGCCATGTGCTATAATGTGTTTGTTAAAACTGGCCATTCTCTTCTTAAAAGTGTTATTTTTTGCTGAAGAGCTTTTTTACCATTTTCATATATATATTCTATTCCTCCAATTATATAGTGACCCGATAAAAAATCATCTAGTTTAGCTTCATCACTTCCATCTTGACCTTCGCCTTCATTTTTAAAATCTACAGCTTTATCTTCTGTTTTAACACCTTTTTCTTTTTGTGCTTCTTCATTTTGTTTTGCGCCTTCTACTGCAGTAGGCCCAACATGATACATTATTATTGGAACTTTTTGAAATTTATATAAAGCAGGATTGAATTGTTGTAGTTCAACAATAAGCTTTATTTTTTCTAATTCAACGATATTTTGATAATTATTTAAAAAAGAATATTTATGGTTCATGTGAACATTTCCTTCTAAAGCATTATCTTGCATTCTACCAATATATTTATGTTTTATATGAGTATCATAATGACTTTCGTTTCTTCTACCTTTTAAGGGTTCTTCCATATCTCTTAAATTTGTACTTGTAAAAGATTCAATGTCAAATTCAACGGGTTTTAATTCTTCATCTAAATCGTCATACATAGAAAGAGTTCTCTTATAACCATTGTTTAAAGATACTGCATTTGAATTATTTTCAAGAGTGTACTGAGATATTTTTTGACCTGTTCCTTCGGCAGTTTGATTATTTGTTAAGTATAATTTTCCTTGCAAATTATCTTTATCCTCTGTTCCTTTTTCTTGAGAAAATGATTGGTCAAAAGAAGTAAAAATATCTTGTCCATCTTCTCCTTTTTGATTTGCAGAATTAAAAATTTTATTAATCTCTATAAAGTTTAAATAATAATATTGGTCTATATAAAAATCTTGGAACGCCTCTTCTCCGACGTATGAAGTGTCAACGATATCTTGAATAAAATCAAATGTTCTATCAAATGGCTGAATTCTAATCTGTTCATCTGATGCTGCATCTATATTAGTTGCTACACCCAAACCAAGTTCTGTAGCAACCTGTTCTATATGGTCTAAACTTGTGCCAGAATCAAAAGAACGACACTGTTCACTATATAAGCCAGGAACTTTTGCAATTCCTGTAAATGTGTATGTCCTTTCACTATTTGGTATACCGGCAGGAGGAGATATTATTGAGGTAATATCAAAGTCCATGTGAATACTTTTAAAAGTTTCTTGATTTTTTGAATTAATATAAAGAGTAATATGGTCTCCGTCTCTGGGATATTGAGCTATTTCAAACCCTCCTCCAGAGTCTCTTAAAGTTATAAAAAGAGTTGGTGTTGCTCCATTAGTATCTAATGACATATATTCTGTATCCGTCGGTCTAAAATTATATCCATTAATAATAGCAACAGGTTCATCTGTACCTACTGCCTTAGATTGTTTATCACCTTCTTTGTCTTCATCTACCCTAGGAACCTCAACTTTAGTAGGCCTTATAGAAGGTTCTACAACAACAAGAATATTATTATCTAAATCTGCCATTTTTAATAACCTTTATTTAGACCCACCTCGGTAGAAGTTTTTCATTAACATTCTATTAAACATCTTAGAGTCTCTAAGTTGTCTTTCTAAAGAGGCCTGTGTCTTTTCTAATTTAGCCTGCTTCTCTTCTAAAGAAGACTTTTCATTTTTTAAGTCTGCAATTTTTTTAATGTATTCTGCTTTTTGAGCTTTTGAATTTTCTTCTTCAGCGGCCATTATTTCTTCAGGAGTAGCTTCTCCTAATTCTTGAACTTGTGTTGAAGTAGAGCTTCCATCAGGTCTTACCAGCGTTTTAGTAATTGTAGTCGATTTTTTGCCTGAATCTATAACAGATGTTTTTACAGTAGATTCTACACCTATAAATTCTCCATTTTCAAATATCTCTTTAGAAGAACTTTCTGGATCACCAAGTGCTGATGTTTTACCATTATTTTTATCAGCTTTCTGTTTTTTATCGTTTTTCTTTTTCTCTTCTTTAGCAGACTCAAAAGTTTCTAAAGTTATACCAGCCTTTGCAAGAGTATTTACATCCTTTAAAGTTAAATTCTCCATATCTTTATCCAATATTTGACTATCAACTTTTTTCCAGCTATCATCACCTACATTTCCTAAACTTTTAGCAGTTGATGAAGTGCTTTTAGGTTTATATGTTCTATCAGGTGTCATTGCACCCATTCCCATTTCTGTAGCTTTTTCACCATTCTTTTCTGTAAATTTAAAAGTTTTAAACCCAGATTTAAGCATATTTGGAGGTAAAACCTCTTTAATTTTATATTTCTTTTTAAGAAAGTCCGATCTCCTTTTATCTTTTTTAGTAAGTCTTTTTCCATCTACAAATTCTTGCCTAACAATATTATCTACAGCAGTGACTGGTCTCTCTAATTTTTTATAGTTAGGTCCTAAGCTGGGTATTTTAAGAATATCTCCTTCATTTATTCCAAGAGGGTCTGATATTCCATTAAATTTTAAAAGATAGTCTATATGTTCTTCAGAATTGTAATGCTCTAACGCTATTAAATCTATTCTACCAACTTCATCAGCATCTACAACATGCTCACCATCAATGCCAATATCTTCTTTATCTATAAAAAGCATTGTTGGTTGAGTAAGGACTAATTTTCCTTTATCTATAATTTTATCTAATAAACTTTTAAAATTCATCTCTATTATCCGTTACTAAATTTAGAAGCTTGTCTAGCTGCGTTTGCTTTTTTATCACCATATACTCTACCATAAGCATCAACGTCATAACTTTCATTGGGGTCCATAGTTCCAGCTTCAGTGATATACATTCTACCACGACCAGCATTAAACATAGATTCAATATCTGATTTATCTCTTGGTCTAGCAGGTTTACAAGTTATGGTTACTTTTAATTTTGATGGAAAATCTTCGTAACCCAACGGCCCATCGAATTCAAATTCTGCATTTTCACAGGTTAAGTTTCCAATAACGGCGATTGGGTTAAGAGGGTTTCCTATCGTTAAATGCCAGTTTCCAGTAGCATCACCACTTAAAAATGCAGCGGCTACTTGACCTCCTTGTGGTCCTCCTAAAAGGTCCATAAGAGCACCTCCTAAAACGTTATTTAATATTTTACTATCTCCACCTTTCATAAGGTCTTTAACACCATTAGTAACCATGCCAGCAAGGTCTTTAACAACAGTTCCTAAAAAACCTTTAATGTCTCCTGATTGTAGTTTTTTAAGGTCTCCGAAAGGTTGACCTTTTTTACCACCACCCGTATATCTTACAGCACCTCCCCAAAATGGAGCGGTTGTATATGTTAATATTAGTAGATTTGATAATACATCTAAAAATGCAATTTTAGGACTAACGCCAGGAACACCTTTCATATCGTATTCAAATTGTAGTTTAAACTCTTGAGAAAATGTTAAACCAGCCTCTCTAACCCTAACACTTTTAATTATATTTAAAGGAACTAAAGAATGGTTAGGATATGTTTGTTTCATAGGGTCCCATCCGCCTCCTTGTTGCTTTCTTCTATATGTAGTTGCTGCACTCTCTCCAGCAAGACCACCTTGAATGTTTTCTGAAAAAGGCATAGAATCTAAGAACCCTCCGAGTTTACCTCGATCCCTTGGCTGAC